AAATGGTTGCTGATAAATCTGAAATTACTGAAGCCGATGTCTCAGAAGCCGAAGCACCAAAGGCCACACCTTTAAAGAAGAAAAAGAAAAAGGTTGATGGTTCTGGAGAAGTTGAAGTTGTCGAGGACGAAGATGAAGATGACGACAAAGACGAATCTAAAAAAGCCAAGTCTACGGACGAGGCTGACGGTGATGAAGCAGATGAAGATGAAGATGACGAAGTAGAAGAAAAAGCAACGAAATCTGCCAAGACTAAAAAGGAAGAAGTTGAAATTGAAGTTGATGTGACCGAAGATGTTAACGCATTGTTTGATGGTCAGGATTTGACAGACGATTTCAAAGCACGTACTACACTTGTATTTGAAACTGCGGTGAAAGCCAAGGTTAAGGAAAACCTTAAATCTATCGAAGAGAAGATGGAAGAGAACCTTGCCAAACAGACTGCCGATACACTTGCTGATATTACAGAGAAACTAGATGGTTATCTTGACTATATGGTTACCGAGTATATTGAGGAAAATGTACACGCAATTGAACACAAGCAGAAAAACGAAATCCTAGAGGGTTTTGTTAGTGGTATGCAAAAGTTGTTTGCAGATAATTATATTGAAATCCCTAACGAGAAGTACAATGTAATTGACGAGCAGGCTAAAGAGATTGATTCTCTTAAAGGAACCCTTGATGCAGAGATGAATAAAAACATTGAAGCAAAGAGCCAACTAGCGGACGCTACTGCTGAAAAGATTTTCAGAGAAGTTACAGATGAATTAACCGAAACACAAAAAGCAAAGATGAAAACACTTGCTGACGGAGTTGAATTTGATGATGCTAAGACTTATGCTGAAAAACTTAACACTCTAAAGGAGACGTACTTTCCTTCAGAGGCGGAGAAAGAAGAAGTAATTGCAGAAGAGGGTGCTAGTGATAGTTCCTCTGACGGAGTGATGACTGATGCAATGAAGAAGGTTATGGCTTCACTTTCACAATCAAGGGAACCGAGCATTTTAGGTGCTTAACCATCATTTATATTTAATAATAGGAGAAACAGAAAATGTTTTTATCAGAAGAAATTAAAGATAAGTGGCAGCCAGTTATGGAGCACGAGGATTTGCCAAAAATCCAAGATGCAACTAAACGTGCAATTACACTTCGTCTTTTAGAAAACCAAGAAAAGGCTTTGCAAGAAGCCAACGTTACTGGCGCAAATGTCGATAACTGGGACCCGATTCTTATCAGTCTCGTTAGACGTACTATGCCTCAGTTGATGGCTTATGATACCATTGGCGTTCAGCCGATGTCTGGACCTACCGGTCTTATCTTTGCTATGAAATCACACTATACTGGCGAAGCCAGCACGGGTGCTGAAGCGTTAACCACGGCTGCTGGACAGCCTGATGTTGACTTTTCGGGTGATGACGCAAATACTCAAAATCAATACACTACTGCTGAAGGTGAGGCTTTAGGTGGCTTTGTCTCTGGTGGCGGTGCATTCAAAGAGATGTCTTTCTCAATCGAGAAATCCAGCGTTACTGCTGAAACTCGTGCGTTGAAAGCCAAGTATTCTTTGGAACTTGCTCAAGACCTTAAAGCGATTCACGGCTTGGATGCAGAATCAGAATTGTCAAATATTCTATCTGCTGAAATCCTTGCTGAAATCAATCGTGAAGTTATTGAGTTGATTGACTCTCAAGCAACTCCGGGCGCAACTGCAGGAACAACTCTTGCTGGTACTTTTGCTGTTGATGACGCAAAAGATAACCGTGGCGCACGTTGGGGTGGTGAAAGATACAAATCATTGTTGATTCAAATCAATCGTGAAGCGAATCTTATCGCTAAAGCAACCGGCCGAGGCCGTGGTAATTGGCTCCTAGTAAGTCCAGACGTAGCGTCTGCACTTGATATGGTTGCTGGATTAGCAGTGCCTAATATGGATGTTGGACAAAATCAGCCTGACATATCGCAGAACGTGTTTGCTGGTACTCTCGGTGGAAAATACAAAGTATTTATCGACCAGTTTGCCGCTACTGACAGCGTTATTGTTGGTTATAAAGGTGCGAATATGTATGATGCAGGTCTTTTCTACTGCCCATACGTTCCACTTCAGTTGATGAAATCAATTGGTGAGGAAGACTTCCAGCCGCGTCTTGGATTCAAGACTCGTTATGGGCTTACTCATAACCCATTTGCTACTGGTACAGCCGCACAGAATCCTTACTTCCGTAAGTTTCTTGTAACTGGCCTGTAAGCGAGTGAAATAAAAGTTTTCCTTTACCTTAGGAAACCGATTCAAAGCCTCTACCTTCGGGTAGGGGCTTTTTATTTTTATAGCGAGGTTGTATAAATAGTAGTATGGCTAACGAGACTAGAATTACTCCGACTAAAATCAATCTAGCGAAAAGTACCAACTATCGCTTGAATATACACGTATTGCCCAATACCCAGTTTTGGTTGACTACGTGTAACCTACCGACCTTGAGTACAAACGAGGTTATGATACCTGACCCTGCACTTGGGAACAGATATCTTCCAACGAATACCCAGCAAATTGCCCCGATGACAGTCACATTCCTAGTGGATGAGGACTATTCCAATTATATGGAAATCATAGATTTGATGCACAAGGCGGCTGGTCCAGATATGTCTAAGAGATATAAAGAAGGGGAAACTATGGTTTCAACTGGAAGTCTGCATATCCTCTCAAACAACAAAAATGTCTCGGATGTAGTATTTACCTTCCACAATCTATTTCCTACTATTCTAGGAGAACTCCAGATGACCAACGAGTCCACAGAGCCGTTGCTCACTGATTTGACATTACAATATGATTATATGACGTATGGCAGTGGAAAACCACTCTAATACGTAAAACCGTACTTTTTTCTTAGAAATAAGTACAAAAACGCTTGACTTTTGATGTGAGATAGTATATAATGGTCCTATGAAAATAGAAGAATTAGAGAAATCCGTAGAAACAGACCTATACATAGACGAAACCGTTCTCGCACGGGAATCCCTTTCGACTCCTCTCAAGCATAATAAGTATCTGAAGATGCTATTGAGGGAGAGGCTGAAGTTGAAGAAACTGCGAAACGAACTCTATAAGGTATCCTTGGGCAGAACGAACTATTATAATGGTTCGGACCCAGACCCATTTGAATACGTCCTAAAGGAACGAGAGGTCAAGGAATATGTACGAATTGACCCGGCCGTAGTGGAATGGGATGCGAAGGTAACTCTGCAAGAGGAGATGGTTAAATACCTTGAGGAAATATGTAAGATGTTTGAGAAGCGTGGATTCGCTATCAAAAATGCGATAGACTTTATGAAGTTTACTCAAGGAGAATTTTAGAGAGTGTCTGATATTGTTGTACATCAAAAGGATGATGTATATCTGAATATTGAGTGTGAGGCGGGTATCGCCCACGACTTATCAGATTTCTTCACTTTTCGGGTTCCAGGCTATAAGTTTATGCCAGCATATCGCTCTAGAGCGTGGGATGGTAAGATACGCTTATTTAATGCCTTCGGTGGTGAACTGTATGTAGGTTTATTGCCGTATGTTGTAGAATTCGCTGAACGTAGAAAATTGACGATACAATCTCCACCTCGGGTGGCGTCTACGACTGCTGAGGAAACTGCTGAATTTTTTAGTGGTCTCGACCCTTATGTTGATGGTTTAAGTATCACACCATACGACTACCAGTTATCCGCGGTACATCACGGAATCAATCATAAGAGGGCTTTGATGATATCGCCCACATCTTCTGGTAAGTCATTGATGATATACGCTATAGTGAATTGGTATCTCTATCATATTGGGCAGTTACGAAAGATACTCATTGTGGTGCCGACCACGTCTCTGGTAGAGCAATTATACAAGGACTTCGAGGACTATACTACTGGGTCAAAGTGTGAGTACACCGCTGATATGGCGCATAGGATATACTCTGGTAAAGAGAAGGTGACTGATAAACGAGTAGTAATAACAACGTGGCAGTCCATATACAAATTAAAGAAAGATTGGTTCAAACAATTCGGTGCTATAATAGGAGACGAAGCACATAATTTTAAGGCCAAATCGCTTACTTCCATTCTGACAAAAATGACAGATTGTGAATATAAGTTCGGATTTACTGGTACCCTAGATGGTACCCAAACACACAAGTTAGTTCTTGAGGGTCTATTTGGTCCTATCCATAAGATTACTACAAGTAAAGAATTGATGGATGACGACCTGATTGCCAAGTTACATATCGAAGCGGTGACATTGGGATATACAGATGAAGAGAAAAAACTTGTAAAAACTATGGTATATAAGGATGAGATAGATTTCCTTATCAACCATAAGAAACGGAATAAGTTTATTTGTGATTTGGCATTGTCCAGAGAAACGAATACACTTTTACTTTTCCAATACGTAGAAAAACACGGTAAGAAATTGTTTGAGGCTATAACGACAAAGGACCCTAAACGACCTGTATTTTTTGTATCGGGAGAAATTAAAACAGAAGTTAGGGAGAAGATACGTGCAATTACAGAAAAATCTACAAACGCTATTATCGTGGCTAGTTACGGCACTTTTTCTACTGGTATTAATATCAGGAATCTTCATAATATCATCTTTGGTCATCCTGTTAAGTCTAGGATTAGGAATTTGCAGTCTGTTGGTCGTGTCCTTCGAAAAAGCGATGGTAAAGATAGAGCAACGCTATTTGACATAAGTGACGATTTGAGTTGGAAGAAACATAAGAATTTTTCGCTCCGCCATTTCTTTGAGCGGGTGAAAATCTATAATGGCGAGAAATTTGACTATAAATTAAGGAGTATTAAATTATGAGTGAAAACGGAAAGACAGAGGAGTTTAAGATATACAAGGGAGTGGTCCACCTCAAGCATACTGGTACTGAATTGATTACCGATATCGTAGCGATATCTGAAGAAGGAAATTTCATAACTGTGAAGAATCCTTGTTATCTCCAGTCTATGGCTACCGAGGACGGGAAGAGCCAAATGGCCCTGGTACCGTTCCTGATGACATCCAGTGGAGATGAGGTGCATTTGCCGTTAGGAGATATCCTTTTTATGTCCGAATGCAGGAAGGATGTAGCGGAACAGCACACCCAAATGTTCTCATCCGTTATACTGCCGAAACATACCAGTAAAATAATTATGTAAATATTCTATTTTTCGCTTGACAGCGTATAAGTAGATATGCTATAATGTTAATTACAGTTGTACATATGGTCACCGTGGACCAAGTCACGGAATCCACCTGAAACGAGAAACTCAGGTAATTAGCCATTTGGTGAAGTGAGCAGGCTATAATACTCGACATACTGAGTTGAGGTCTGTGTATTGATGTCCCGTACAAGGACTAAATATGCGAAAGAAACCGGGTCGGGGTACACCATATAGTGGTATCGCCCATTTGAGACTTGTGAATCGACACAAGCGAGGCTAACAGGATAACCGTAACCTGTCTCTATAGTATAGTTGTATCTACTTGCCAGCGACTCAAAGAAATCAGGTAAATCTAGATGTCTAAATACCTATAACGAATATATGATGGAATCTGCGAAAGGACGAAGTCCTTGAGCAATTCTGTGACGAGCGAAGCGAGGAGCAGAATGAATCGAGATTGTTTGAACGCTACTGAATGCCTGTTACGTTTCGGAGAATTGCGTCTAATCACCATTGATGCTTTTAAACTACACTATACCTGTATAGGTGACTCTCACCCTAAAGGGTTCGAGGGCTCACTACGTTCGCCTATTCCTTTAAAATAAATACAAAAAAGACTTGACATTGATGGTCTTTCCTTGTATAATGATATGTATTATTAACTCGAATATGGAACTAGATTATGGCTAAAGCAAGAAAAGGTGTGGCAACACCATACAAACCTGCACAACCTGTTGATAAAGACAACACGAACCACTATATTAACAACAAAGAATTCCTGAAGGCTCTGATTGAATATCAGGCAGATATTATACGATGTCAAGAAGAATCGAAACCTAAGCCATATGTCACTGAATATATTGCTATGTGTTTTCTTCAGATAGCACAGAGGCTATCCTATAGACCTAATTTCATCAACTATACATATAAAGATGATATGATTTCAGACGGTCTAGAAAATTGCCTTGCGTATATGCACAATTTCAATCCCGAAAAGAGTACAAACCCTTTCGCCTATTTTACACAGATAATCTATTACGCATTCCTAAGGCGAATCCAGAAAGAAAAGAAACAACAGTACGTCAAGTATAAGTATTTCGACCAAAGAGCGGGTTTCGAGCAAATGGATGAATTACAGGCACACGATAAAGAGTCCTTTGATTTCATTAACGAACGTGGCTCTGTCGATTTTCATATCCACATAAAGGAGTTCATTGACGATATGGAACGAAAAGAAAAGGAAAAGAAGCATAAACGAGAACTGAAGAAGGCCGAGAAGGATGGCTTAGTGAAAGAAAAGGTCGACCCTAAGAATAACCTTGAGTTCTTTATGTTATGAAAGTAGCCATTATAACAGACACGCACTTTGGTGCAAGGTCAGACAGTCAAGCATTCGCTGATTATTTCTACAGATTCTGGACGAATACATTCTTCCCGTATCTGAAGGAACACAATATTAACACGATTATCCACTCTGGCGATTTGATGGATAGACGGAAGTATGTTAATTACGATACACTCGACCGAATGAGGAAAGAGTTTATCGGTGTGATGGTTAATGAAGAAATTACAATGCACACGATTGTCGGTAATCACGATACCTATTTTAAGAACCACGCCAGACTTAACTCTATTGAACAACTATTCGATATTGATGGTATTCCTAATAACAAGACCTTTCATACACCAGTAATTGGATATAGTGAACCAACAAATCTGAAACTACCTGATGGATATCAATTAGATTTGATTCCTTGGATTGCCGATGAGAATGAGGAACAAGTCCTTGATTTCATAAAGCATTCTAAAAATCAGGTCTGTTTTGGACACTTTGATTTAACTGGATTTGAAATGATGAAAGGTGTTAAATCAGCATATCATTCTAGGTCACCTGACTTCCTTGATAAGTATGATACAGTATACTCTGGGCATTTTCACACCAAATCAGATAACGGCCACGTTTATTATCTCGGTAACACATATGAGATAACGTGGAATGATTATAATGACCAACGAGGGTTTCACATATTTGACACAGAATCTTTACAGTGTGATTTCGTGCCTAACCCGTATAAGATGCACAATAAAATCATCTATGAGGATAAGCCTATAGATGCTAGTGAATATGAGAACCAGATTGTCAAGGTTATCGTAGACAAGAAGGAAGATATCGAACTATTTTCTAATACCATCGAGGAATTGGAAAAACGGTGCGAAATGATTAATATCATTGAGGACCACGGATTATTATCTTCAGACCAGATTGAGTTTGAAACCGAGGATACTATCACCACCCTGGAAAGGTACGTGGATGAATTGAGTATAGATAATAGTAAGCAAGTGAAAAAGATACTCCACGAAGTATATGTGGAAGCGTTATCAATATAGGAGTAATATTATGAGTGAGGAAAAGAAGAAGAAGTGGGATTTTGACAGTGAAGAATACAAAAAGATGATTAAGGTCAATACCGAAAGAACTGAATTGGCTAGTGAGGTAAATACCAAGTGGACACCTGATGTTCCGGAACCATCACCGGCACCAGATACAGACACTCCCCCCAAATCCCTCCATCAGCGTATCGAAGAGGACACTACATTAACTGGAACAGCAAGGGCCATACTAGAAAAAACATTGAGAAACCCAAGGGTTGACACGGAAGACGATTCCTGATATAATACTCTACAATACTATGTTTAATTTTCTAGTGAGGGCCTTACTTGATTAAGTTTAAAACTGTACGCTATAAGAATTTCCTGTCTACTGGTAACAAGGTATCAGAAATTCACATCAACGATACTCGGACCACCCTAATGATTGGGACCAATGGTGCGGGCAAATCTACATTTCTGGATGCCATATCCTTTGGCCTCTTTGGGAAACCCTTTCGTAAAGTCAAACTTGGACAACTTGTCAATTCTATCAACCAGAAGAATTGTGAAGTTGAACTTGAATTTGATGTCGGCGGAAAGGAATATCTGATTAAGCGTGGACTCAAGCCTGCACGGTTTGAGATATATGTTAATGGTGCAATGAATGACCAAATGGCATCTGCGAGAGATAGTCAAGACTTTCTGGAACGATATGTTCTACGAATGAATGAACGGTCTTTCCGACAGATAGTTGTTCTTGGTTCAGGTTCATTTGTACCGTTTATGAGACTCGGTGCTGGCGACCGTAGGTCTATTATAGAAGAACTCCTTGATATTCAAATCTTCTCGGTTATGAATGACCTTGTTAAGAATCGAATAGGTGATAACAAGGATAATTTGACCGAATGCGAACATCAAATAGAACTATTAGACCAGTCTATAAAACTCCAAGAGGAACACCTCAAATCTATTCAAGATAATAATGAGGATGCCGTTCGAGAGAAGCAAAAGGAATTGGACCAATGTAATACGCAAATTACCGCACTCAATGACGAGATATCTGGTTTCCGAGAAACGATTCAAGACTATAATAGTAAGCAAACAAAACATCGAAAACTGACAGATTTCAAAAGTAAGATAACATCAAAGAAAGCCCACATATGTGGACAGATAAAATTAGTTACTGAAAATTCAGAATGCCCAGAATGTACTCAAGCGATTACCGATGAGCATCAAGAAAAGGTAACGAAGAAGTTGGGTACGAAGAACGATGAATTAGAGGTTGGTATATTGGACATCAATGTCCAGTTGGCTGATGTTGCCCACCGAATAAATGAAATAGAAGATATCCTTACCAAGATTTCAGAGAAGAGTAACAGCATATCTGGAATTGAGGAATATGCGGGCAGACTCAAACAACGTCTAGCCGAAACCCAATCAACTGATGGAGTTGGCAATGATGGTTTAGCAAAAAGCAAAGAGGATTTGGAGGAGCGTCGGAATACAAAATATGATATTCAGGACAAAAAGCACCATCTGAATACAGTACAGGAACTCCTGAGAGATACTGGTATTAAGACGGTTATTATCCGTAACTATCTTCCTCTGATAAACCAATTAATAAACAAGTACCTAGCGATGTTGAACTTCTACATTAACTTTGAATTGGATGAGGCATTCAATGAGACAATTAAGAGTAGAGGTCGGGATGCTTTCCAATACGGGTCCTTCTCTGAAGGAGAGAAACTCCGAATTGACTTGGCTCTCCTGTTTACGTGGCGAGAGGTAGCGAAATTGAAATCCTCTGTAGCAACGAATCTCCTAGTGCTTGACGAGATATTTGATAGCAGTCTGGATGCCACTGGTGTTGAGGACTTCCTAGGAATTTTGAATTCTCTCGGTGATGATACTCACGCATTTGTGATATCCCACAAGGGTGACCAGATTATTGACAAATTCGGCAGAGTGATTTCGGTCGAAAAAGAGCAAAATTTCTCAAAAATCGTGACAAATTAGTCACAGGAGACAATAAAAATGAAATAAATTTCAATTATTTTCGGTTTTCGTTATAAATCAATGACTTACAGATGAAAAATAAGTGCGATTTTACTTGACAGGAGGGTCAGGTCCACGTATAATATGTATATAAATTGAGAAAAACTTAAAAAAGAGGAGTTTTAATGAGTGAGAAAGTCGTAAATATCGAAAGCAAAAATGTTCTAGCCAGACTGATGGCCACCGAGAACATTCACGTAGAGCATAAAAAAGTAGCGACCGCATCATTTGATGTTAAGAATCGCCGATTGGTTCTACCTCTTTGGAAAGATATGACTAACACTATGTATGAAGGCTTAATTGGCCACGAAGTTGGCCACGCCCTTTATACTCCTCACAAAGAATGGGTGACCTTCGCCAAGAATAATGAACACCTAAAAGATTACGCCAACATCCTTGAAGATGCACGGATTGAGCGTAAGATGAAAATCAAATATCCCGGAATGAAAAAGACTTTCTTCTCAATGTATGATGCCTTGAGCCAGAGAGATTTCTTCGGTACCAAAAATCGTGAACTTGAAGATTATGGATTTGCTGACCGACTTAACTTACATTTTAAGTTGGGCGTATTAGCAAATGTTCCTTTTTCGGCTGAAGAGAAAAAATTCGCTGACCGAGTTCTGAAGGCTGAAACTTTCAAGGACATTCTTGCCCTTACTAAAGAACTTGGCGAGATTGCTGAAAAAGAAGCCGAAACGAATATGGATGATATGGGCTTTTCACTTGACGACCTTGACCCCGACTCTATTGAAGAGAATGACGGCGAGTCAGATTTTGATATGCCTTCACCACCTCCTCCTGCGCCTTCTAATGACGACCAGGAAAACCAGGAAGACTCTGACGAAAGTGCAGAGGAGGATGATGAAAAATCTGAAGAAAAATCTACCGGTTTTTCACGTAAGCCTGCTGATGAAGAAAAATCAGAGGAAAAAGAATTAGATTCCAAAGACCTCGATGCTGATAAGAATGCCGAGGGTGCTGACGGAACTACTGCTCCTGATTTCAAACCTGCTCCACCGAAGCCTGAAACACAATCTGCTTGGGACCGAGCAATGGAAGAAATGAATGATGAAGAGGCTAAAGAGCCTGTCTATCTTGACCTTCCTAAAACGAATTATAAGGATGCTATCGTTCCTTGGAAAGAGACTTTTGAAGAGTTAAACAATCACTGGAATATTCCTGAGAGTTTCACTGGATATCGTTGGGACACTAATGATTCATCAGACCCACAGTGGAAAAAGAAGTCTGAGGATGAATTTCGTGCCTGGAAAAAAGACACCGCTCAAATCGTTAACTATATGGTTAAGGAATTTGAGATGAAACAAGCCGCTACTGCTTACCGCAGAACTTCGGTTGCTAAATCTGGTGTTCTTGATATGAATAAACTCCACAAATACAAAACCGATGAAGATATTTTCAAGCGTGTTGCCTCTGTTAAAGATGGCCGAAACCACGCTTTGATGATGTTTGTCGATTGGTCCGGTTCAATGTCTGGAAAGATGGAAGCCACGGTTAAGCAGACCTTAACTCTTGTTATGTTTGCCCGAAAAGTTGGAATTCCTTACCGAGTTTATTCCTTCTCTAACTCTGGTGACTTGTGTAACAAACTTAAACCTTTTTATACCAAGTCTGAAAATCACACGGACCACCTGATGATTAGCAGTTTGGGAATGCACGAATATTTCAACGAGAAAATGTCCGGCCGTGAATTCAATGCACAGTTAAAGAACCTTGCGTTCCTCGGAAAATCTCTTGACTACTCTGGATTAGTTGCTCCTGAAGGACACGGAATGAGTTCTACTCCTTTGAATGAAGCGATTATCGCCTCATATGATATGATTGGCGATTTCAAAAAAGAGACCGGGAAAGAAAAAATCAATGCGATATTCCTCACCGATGGCGGAGCCGACAGTTGTCGTGCCTACTGGGATTCTACTGCTGGCGAAGATGGAAATGGCGAAGAAAAACACATCTACGGATACTCTAGCCGTGATAACAAATATATGGTAATCCGAGATGCGACAACCAAACGAATTATTCACGGTCACCAAAGTCGTGGTGCTGGATTGACCTCTTCTCTTCTGACTAATCTTGGAAAACGCCACAAAATCAATGTGATTGGATTTCATATCACTGACCGCCGTATGATTAACCAACAGATTCATTATAGCCTCGGTTATGAAAAGGGCGATGATTTGAAAAGGTTCTGCACCAAGAACGGTTATGCTCCAATTACGAATGCCGGATATGATACTTACTTCCTAGTGAATGACAAAAGCCTTGACAAGGAAGCAATTTTCGAGGATGCTGACCGAGATGCAAATGGAACGATTGCGAAAGGTAAGTTACGCACCCAGTTCCGAAAATTCACCTCCGCTCGTAAGGTGAATAAAATGATGTTAAACGAGTTTGTGACATTAGTTGCTTAACGGAGATTGATATGAGAAACCTACTTGTAATTTCACTTGCTATTTTTGATGCCTACATCTGGAGTTGGGCCAGCCTTGCGGCCCTTGCATAGCAGATATGCAAAAATAACACTTGACATATCTAAGAAACCTGCTAAAATGGATACATAATGAAAAATCAACTTGATACGCATTTTCCCGATATGAAAAATCAACTAAACAATTTGAGAATCTGGCATTTACCTGATGATATGGAAATCCCAGAGAACAACCGGGACCTGGACGTAAGACGAAATGTCCGCTGGTTGATTAGGAATTTGGCCGTCAAAAATATAAATCATCCGTGCTTTAAATCAGTAATGAATCATCTTATAGATATGGAAAAGATGAATGGCAAGAAGGATATAATAATGAAGGAGTCTATATAATATGAAATCAATACGAAGTATATACTGTTACTTTCCACAAGAGACCCAAGATTTCTTGAACAAATTTAAATCGCCTACCAAGGAGACATCGGCATTCAAAGGAATTCCAATGGACTTGCAAGGCGAGGTATTAAAATTACTACCGAGTAAAAATCGGAGACTGAAATATCGAGGAACCTCTAAACCAGGTTTCAAACGGCCTCAGTCAAATACGATACGTGCCTACGCCGACACATTTGCTATCTACTATGATAACGATGTGAACCTGAACCTAGGGAGTTTGTAGATGGAAGATTATTATTTTGTACGAGTGACTAAACCGACTGGCTGGAAAGATGAGTGGGTGATGCTCAACAAAGG